CTCTGGATAGCCTGCCCGTTGTTGCTGTCCCAGAGCTGAGCCTTGAGGTTCGAACCTCGTATGTAGAATCGAAGTCCGTATCCGCGACCGACCACGTGCGCGATCTGCGTATCGACGAATCCCAGCTGCGTCTCGACGCCGCCTACTCGCTTGCGGATCGAGAGATTCAGCATCGCGTCCGTCGTGAACTCGATCCGAGCGGTGTACAGATTATCGGCGTCGGCGTATCGACCGGTGATCCCTCCGGTCAGGCTCGCCCCGGTGGCGAGCTGGTCCGTCCCGATGAAGCACGTCGTGTCGATGTCGTCGCTGAATGACGTGAAGAACGTGCGACGCGACGCGTTGACTGTTGCGAGGGTGTGCCTTCCCTCCAAAGCCGTGGCGTCAACCGAGTAGTCGGCAGCCGTGCCTCCACCGGTTCCGTAAACGTGGCCCGAGTCGGAGGTGCCCCAGCCACTCGCCACGGTGCGGAAGAACGAATCGTGGAACTTCGGCACGCAGGATTCGGCCCGCACAACCTCGCCGTCGATCCGGAGAGCGAGAGGGAAGTCGTCCTCGCTGAACTGCTGATAGACGGACGAGCCGTCTCGACGGAGTCGTGCCTCCGTTCCGAACACCTGCGCGTCGACGGGCACGGTCGCAGCCCCGGTGGAATCGTCCAGGCTGAAGTGGACAGCACCGCGAGATGCGCTCGCAGGAGCGACCATCGAGCCGGACAGGTATGTCCACACGCCAGGCTGGATCACGATTGTGGATCCGCTAGACGTGGACAGATACACGTTGGAGGCGTCAGCCCAGTTAATCGCGATGCGGGCGCGGATCGTGAAGTCGGAGTAGATCCATCCGTTGGCGTAGTACGCCAGGGAAGGCGTGACGGTGCCGGCAGCCGACGAGTCGTTGATGATGGACTGGATTGTTGCGACGCCATCGCTCGTGAACTTCGCAGCCTTGACGGTGTCGAACGGAAGCTCGCCGGGAGCGTCTGCCCATGCCAGGGATCCGCCCTGAGCCCTCCAGTTCGTGATGCCTGCACGCAAGGCCGGATTGGTGCTGATCACGGGATAGGCGCTCGCCCAAGGGACGCCCGAGTCGTCGGCAAGAACAACCTCGATGGAGGTGTCGTCCGAATCAGCGGCCGTGAGAACGGTCGAGTTCGTGAGGTCCGCCCGATTGTCGAAGTTCGTCGCGAAGTCGTCGCTCGTGCCGGTGCCAGGAACGCTGCCCACGTTGTAGGGCTCGCCGGGGATGCAGACGAACGTGATCTTCCACTCCTCCGGACCCATGGTCTCGCTGTACCCGATGATGATCAGGTCCACATCGTCCGGCGGGAGGTCGTCCGGAAGGTTGCGGAGACGCATCATGTCGCCGACGTCCAGGCTGAGGATGTCCTCGGCGTACTGGTACACACGTGCGTTCGCGAGATCGAGAGTGATGCGGGTGTACCGAAGCCCGTCGAAGGTGCCCGTGCGGAGCAGCCATCCGGCCAGGCTGTCCGCGAGGAGGATGTTCTCCAGGCTGTACGTGTACTCCACGTCGTACAGGCCGACTCCGTCGGGCGGATCCTGAATCGACATCGGACCCGACGTGAGGATCTGCGGAGAGCTGCTAGAGCCTCCGTCCACCTTGACGATGACGCTGTTCTGCGTCAGCTTGTCGTCGTCAACCGGCTGGAACGGCGGACTGATGAGACCGGCCGAGTAGTCCAGGACGACGCCGGGGATCTGGTTGTACATCGTAGTCAGCGAACGATAGTTGATCTCGATCGCGTCCCGAGCCTCCAGCAAGAAGCCCTGGTCCGATGTGGCGGCCTCCTCCAGAAGGTCCACGAACTTCTTGATCCGCTGCGGACCAAGGGTGATCTGATCGGCGAGAGCGGACGCGGGGAAGGAAGCCGAGACGCCCTGCTCGGTGCATAGCCGGACGATGCGCGTTCCGGCGGCCTCTCCGTCGTACGCGTCCAGCTGCTCGACGACGTCGAACAGGTTGGTCTCTGCAGACTGGAACGTCACGTGGCCGAACACAGAGTCCGCAATGTCAACGGTCGATCCGATGGACATGCCCGTCACACGGCCGACGGTCGCCCCGTTGAGCGTGTCCACGAGGACGTTGGCGAACGCGGCGTTGGGGACGAGCGAGCCGACGGTGATCTGGATGTCCGCACCGACCTGCGTAAGTCCGATGGAGAATCGCATCGGACGCCCGTTGACGTTGAACGAGATCGCGCCCGTCTGGTCGAGCAGCGTTCGGTCGCCGTCGTACGCGCTGAACTGCAGTCCGCCGCCGGTCGTGTACGTCATGTCCAACGACTTGGCGGTGCCAGTGCAGGTCATGCGAGCGAGCAGCGTTCCGTCCACCAGTCCGCCCGAAGGGATGGACATGAAGAAGCGCATCTGGCTCTCGCCAGTCGTCGTGTACGACCGGATCGGCATCGAGAACGAGGATGCGTTCATCTCAGGCAGCGGCGCAGACGAGATGAACACGCTGGATGCAGCCAGCGCGATGTTGCCCGAGATGATGGCGTTCTTTCCACCGTCGAGGCCGGACGCGATCGTGCCAGCCTCCTCGCCGTCCTCACACGGCCAGTACTCCAGGATTGGCGCGTCCGGATCGTTGAACTGCGTCGACCGGAAAGCTGCAGACTGAAGGGGCTTGGACCCCGATCCGAGACGACGGAGGATGCCAGCGGGCGCGATCGGGACGGTCACATGCCCCGAGGTTGTCCGTCGCGGTGGCCAGGCGGGCACCTCGCCGACGAGGCGGCTCAGGGTTGAGGAAACCTCCGCCGAGCCCGCGAGCGACCATGAGCGGCCCACCGAGTCGGTCCATGCGGTTGTGCCCGCTGCAAGAGAAGTGAAGTCGGCGTCTGCAACCAGCGTGCCGTCGATGCCGTTGTAGACCTGCGCGGCGTAGAACGACCCCGACGGGCCGTTCTGCCCCTGACTCAGGACGTTGCCGACGTTCAGATTGGATGCGCTGGAGAAGATAGACGTAACGCCGACGCCGGTGACGTCCTCGCCGAGCTGCTGCCACGGACCGGCGATAGTCGGAGCGGTGTAGAACTTGGCCGTCCAGCCACCGGCCCCGTTGTCAACGTCCAGCGTGACCCTGACGGCGAGACGACGGCGAGGGGCCACGGGAAGGCGCTCCGTCGAGATGGCCTGTCCGGCACCGGTGTCGGTTCCGTCCAGCGACCACAGGAAGCCGACCTTGCCGCCGAACCCGGTGAAGGACTCGCCATAGTTGAAGAATCGCCAGGACCTCTGGTCGCCGACGGTCTCCTGCTTGCCGATGAGCTCCAGGACGTTGGCCGCTCCTCGGTCGCCCCAGTTGAGCCGGGCATCGATCCGAATGTCGATGTCGCCCGTGATGTCGAGCGCGGCGTTGTCGGCGGCGATCGCGGTGGATTCGGCGTTGGGCCTCGGAAGGTTGAGGCGCACACTGCCGGCATCCACATTGAAGCGGATCGGCGTGTTGCGCCCGATCTTGCCGTACAGCGGGCTGTTGGGGTTCTTCGGGCTGAAGTTGCCCGTTGCGTTCTGGAGGAGAGCCGAGCCCTCGTTGGGGTCCGGCTGGTTCCCCTCGGACGTGGCTCCCCGCGTGATCTCGACCGACTCCGTCTGGCTCAGGCCGGACGTGATGTCGTTCCACAGCCCGTCATAGAACAGATCGGCTGTGATGCGGGGCGGCAGGCTCGGCATCTCTTATCCCTCCGCGAACTTGACTACGCTTCCACCGGCCTGGGTGCGAACCGACTCCTGGAAGAACTCCCTGAATGCCCTGGAGCCTCCTCGGAATTCGATAACTGTGGCAGACACGCCACCACCTCCGGTCATGTTAAGCATACCCTGAAGCTTGCTCAGGGGAAGGACGGCTTCCTGCTCTCGGCCTTCACCGATCATCGCCAGGGTCGGACCGGTTGTCACACCACCAGAAGCCAGATACGGGATAGACGGGATCTGCGGGATGTTGACGCCGGGAACGCGGTTGGCTCCACGAATCAGGCTGTTGATTCCACCGATGGCCCGGTTGATAAGGCCGATGGCTCCATTCAGCGCAGAGCTGAGCCCGTTCTTGATTCCGTTCCACATGCCGTTGAAGAATCCACCGATCCTCTTCACGGCACCCTTGATGAGTCCTGCAGCCTTGTCCCAGGCCCCCTTGATCCAGCCGGTGATGCCACCCCAGTTCTTGATGATGATGCCCAGCGGCATGAAGTTGAAGAAGATGTACTTGATGACGTCGATGGCTCCGGAGATGACGGCCTTGATCTTGTTCCACAGGCCGACGAAGAAGCTCCAGACCGCGTTCCATGCCGAGATGGCGGTCGCCTTGATCGTCTCCCAGGCGGAGGCGAGCCAGCCCATGACCGCGTTCCAGACGGCGATGGTCGCCGCCTTGATCTGGTCCCAGTACTTGATGATCAGCACGACGATGAGCACGATGGCCGCGATCACCAGAGCAATCGGCCAGATCGACAGGAGCCAAGCAGCTGCCATCGCGATCGCAGAAGCCGTGGCGCTGGCAGCCATGGCAATCCATGCACCGACCCATGCGGCTGCAGTGGTGACAGCCGTCGCAACAGCGGTCGCCGCCGTTCCGATCCAGGCCGTGCCGAGGAGCGCGAACGTGCCGACGAGACCGAAGACTGCAGTGCCGAGCTGTGAGACGACGCCGAACCATCCCGACATGATCTCGGTACTCTGCACGTTGCGCTGTGCCTCGTTGAGGTCCAGCTGTGCATTCTTGGCATCGATCGTGGACTGCTTGCCGTCGATCTGTGCCTGGTTGAAGTCCTCGGTCGCCTGCTTGCCGTCGAGCTTGGCCTGCTTGGCGTCCGCGTCCGCCTGCTTCAGGTCGATGGCCGCCTGCTGGGCTTCCAGCGAGTTGGCCCCGTACTCCTTGACCGCCTCGTTGTAGTCCTTCTGTGCAGTCTTCTGGTCGAGCAGAGCCTGCTCAAGGTCGATGCCCGACTGGGTGCCGTCGATCTGAGCCTGGTTCGCGTCGATCTGGGACTGCTTCATGTCCTGGTTGGCCTGCGTCAGGTCGAGCGCGGCCTGAGCCACGTCGTTCTGTGCACGAGCCAGGTCGTCCGCTGCGCGGTCGCCAAGGTTCCATACGTCGACAGCCTGTCCGACGATGTCGGTCATCTGGCTCATGCCACCGGCTGCAGCGATCGCTCCGACACCGACCTTGTTGAGGCCGCCTTCCGCCTGCGTCGCAGAGCTATCGACTCCGTCCAGATCGGAACTTGCAGCGTTGGCCGCGTCGCCGAGAGAGCCGAGCCCCTGAGATGCGCTGTTGAGCGTCGAGGTTGTGTTGCCGAGGTTGGCTGCGATATCGATATCCACGTCAGCCACGTTCTTCACCTCCCATCGACTTGTTGATGCTCTTGATCGCCGCGAGCATCTGCTCAGGCGTCTTCTTCTCCGACGTGCCGTACGGGATCAGGAAGTCGGACAGCTTGAACTTCCTGCCCTTCTTGCCCCGGTTGGCATTGGCTATGGTGGCCGCAATTGTGGCCGCCTGGATGTCCTGACGACGCCGACCGAGCGGACCGGTTACATTCTCGAACGCGATCCACTCGGTCAGCTCGGACGCACCCATTCGGGAGTCCAGGTCGGCCACGGTCATCCCGAGGTGTTCTGCTAGTCGGAAGCGGAAGAGGAGCTCGGGGCGGCGTCGGAGTTTCCCTCGGCTTCCTTCACGGCGTATCGGCCCATGCCCGAGAGCTTCTGCACCTTGTCCGCGAGACGCTCGATGACCTGGCCCGACTTCTTGCCGAGGTCAACGATCTCCTTGTTGGTGTACAGCCGCTCGAAGTTCTCGTCCACGAGCCCGAACGAGACGAGCTTCTCGCGGTACACCTTGAGCGACTCGACCTTGAGAGCGGGCGTCTGCCCGTTCGCCACGACCGAGCCCGCCTCGATGTAGCCGCGATCGGCTGCCGAGAGCTCCATGAGACGAACCTCTCCGCCCCACTCGGGGACCTCGACGTCTTCCCACTTGCGGTCGACTACCGCGTTGATCTGCTGCTTGCCCAACAGTGCCATGATGCGCTCTTCCTCAGCTGCCAGCGGTGTGGGTGAGGACCGGCTTGCCGCTGATCTTCACGGTCACCGTCCTCTCCATCTTGTCGTCGTGCGGGAACTCGTCGCCGTTCGCGGTGATGAGGCCCTCGAAGTCCCAGGTGTACTCGTCGGCCGTGTCCGGGAAGATGACGACCTGGTAGTTCCGGTTGTCGTCCTCCTCGAAGTCGTCGTCGAGCACCGCGACCGTCGCGACGCCGGGGTCGTAGTTGATCGTGATCTCGACCTCCCCGCCGTCCTTGAGGCCCTTGACGAACTCGCGGTACTGGTCGGGCGAGTCGTGCGCGGTGACCTCGATGGCCTCCCGCTCCCGACTCGGACCCGAGATGTCCGTGATGTTGGCCACGACCTCGAAGGTCCCAGGCGTGTTGGTCTCACGCTTGAACTGGGTACCCCATGCATCCTGTCCTGCCATTGGTCACACCTCCTGCTGGTGAATCACTATCCGGAATTGTACCGGTACGTGGCGGATCTCGGGGTCCGGGTCGCGCAGGGTAGCGAGCGACACGAATCGAATTGAGACAACCGACCAGGAGTCCGGCAGGGCAAGGGATGCCCGCTTGTGGTCCAGGATGGGGAGTATCTCCTGGGCAATGTCCAGGGCCGACTTGAAGCCGAGGGATTTGGTCCACACGTGGATCGTGGCCAGGATGTCCCAGCCAAATCCACCGTGCCATGTGTCCGGAATAGCGAACACTTCACCAATCGTCACCCAGGGCTTAGCCGCGTCCTCTGGAACATTGTCGTATACAGGAGCAGAGATGTCGCCATCGAGAGCGACGAACAGCTGCTTCTGAAGCTCGTTGAAAGGCGGCAGCGATGCGGGAGTGCTCATTCCTCGATCACTCCTTCGATGCGCCTCGCGATGCGGGCCGGACCGTTAGCCCGCACCCACTGGATCGTCGGTCGTACGTACGGCTGAGCCGGTCCTCGGCTGGTCCCGTATTCGACGAACGAGGCGTACTCCACCCCGCGCGGTCCGACGGTGACCTGCGTTCCGGAGACCTGCTTGTCGATGGAGTCGCGGAGCCTGCCGGTGTCGACCGGAACGACGCCCTTCATGTGGTCCACAACCTCGTCGGCGAAGTCGCTGATGGCCTCCTCGGTCGCACCCGCGATCCGGTCGGCCAGGCTGTTGAGCCGGTTCTGCGCGGCTCGGATGCCGCGTGCCCTAATTCCCACGACGACCTCCCGACGCGTTGCGCCTTTCCAGAGCGAGCAGGCCGAGCAGAGACCATGCTTGCGACTCTTCCCACTGCCCGGCACGGGCTGCAGCTTCCGCCCGCTCACGCGCCTCGGTGGGGCCGATCGGCTTCGCCTCCTGAGAGGGCTTCTCGATGTCGGCCATGATCAACTCCCCTGCTCGCTCTGGATGAGCTCCACGTCTGCCCGGAGATAGACCCCGGACGTGGAGGGCTTGACGACGTTCATCACACGGAAATGATCCGAGCCCTGGCGATATTCATCGCCGCGCTGGATGTCGTCGTCATGATTCTGGTACACCTTGTGGGTCAGAGATGCACCAGCCTGCTCAGCCTCGAACTGCTCCCTGGCGGACGCTTGGTCAATCTTGACTCTGCGTGCGCTCTCAAGCAGGGCATAGGAGTAATCCACTCCACCTTGCCCGTCCGACACTTCAGTCCGTCGATAGACATCGGCGGTCTGCTTGAGCAGATGTGTCACCAAGCTCATCTCAGTACCCCGATCCGATATCGGGGCGCTGGATCCACGGGAAGATCCCGTCGATGTCGCCGTTCTCCACGAGGATCTTTTCACTCGGGGTGAGCGGGTCGATCGTGCGGGTGCGCTTCCATCCGAGCTTGGTTATCCAGCGCTGCGCGATCGGCGCGAGCATCGCGGAATCCTCCGAGCTGCCGCCCGACCCCGAACCGCCGGAGCCGTTGGTGTAACTGTAGTCGCCGAGCGATTCGCTCTGCTTCTCGAGCCCGGTACCGAAGTCCTCGGTACCCTGCTCCTTCTGCCACTTGGCCTGCCAGCTGACGGCCTGCTTCAGGATGCGCAACGTGCGCGGCTGGAGGTCGTCAACGAGTCCATAGTGGAGGTCCGTGAACAAGTCGATGATCGACTGTGCGGTGTTCAAGTCTGACTGGTAAAGCGTTACTCCAGTGATCGTGCTCGCCTCGGCCGGGGTGGCCCAGGTGTCCGTGCACTCCTCCGGCGTTGACACGTTCGTCCTCCTCGCGGTCGTCTTGGGTCCTCGGTGGGCGTGTAACGTGAGAACGGCCCGATCCCCGGCAAGGGGACCGGGCCGTCACTCGCAGGCCGCCTACGGGGCGTGTACGGCCTTACGGAGATCAGCTCAGGGCGGAGCCGTCGTCGATGAGGACGGCGAACGCCTTCTCGTGGCCGATCGCGAAGCCCTTACGGACGCGGATCTTGACGTTGGCCTCGTCGGTCGTGGAGATCGCGGCCGGGATCGGCTGGGTCTCGACGGTCGAGCGGTCGCCGACGATCAGGAAGTCGCGGTTGCCGAAGACCATGATCGGGGCACCGGCCGGAGCGGCAGAGGCCGTGGCGGACAGGCGGCAGCCGTTCGACCAACGGACGGGGATGTCGAAGACGGTGTCCGGCGTACCGGCGTCACCGCCCTGACCCCGCACGAAGATCGGCTGGCCCTGGTCGTCCTTGATCTGACGGAGCTGCTTGCGGAAGGTCGGGTGCGCGATGACGACCGACATCGACTCGTCGAAGTAGTCGCCGTCCTCGTACCGACCGAGCGCCTCGGACAGCTCGTCGTAGGTGACCTCGCCGACCGTCACGGTGCCGACGATGTTGTCGTTGGCCGTGTAGCCGGTGGTCGCGTTGGTCTGCGTGAGCGCGTAGTACACCGACGTGTACGGGACGGTCGGCGCGTTCTCCGCAGCGGAGGTCGCGAGCGTCGCGTTGTCGAAGTACTTGGCGTAGGAGGTGGCCCAGTCGCGCTCCTTGGTGGCGATGATGTCCGCCGCAGAGTCGTTCAGGTCCTCTTCCGCCACGGTCAGGAGGCCGGTGTGCTTCCGCGCGGTGAGCAGGACGTCGTCGTTCTCGTCGTTGCTGGAGGTGTACTGACCCGACTTGCCGAGGGTCTTGACCTCCATGCCCGAGGAGCGCGGCTCCTTCTTGGTCGCGGTGGACATCGGGGTGTGACGCCCGAAGAACTCCACGGCCGAGACCTGCGCGACGCGCTGGATGACGGCGGAGTCGGTCTCCTCCGGGATCCAGTCGTCGAAGTTGTCCGCCGCACCACCGGCTGCGAACAGGATGGGCGCACCGCTCGCGCGGTAGCCGACGACGTCGCCGGGCTCGAACTCGGTCCACACATCGCGGGCAGCGAGCTCGGCCGCATACTTGGCCTTGCGCGCAGCCCATGCGTCCATGGAGAATTCCATGAAGGGCTCCTTCCAGGAGATGAGATGATCAATGCAAACAGCCCCAGGCGGGGATCCTTGCCCCACCCAGGGCTGCTGCACTCGGCACAAGGCCGGTGTGCTCGGGGTAATGATACCCCATGCACCGTGTTCTGGCTTACAGGCCTCGCAGCCGGTTCGCCACCTTCTGTGCGGCCGTGAGCTTCTCCTCACCGGCACCCTCGTCGCCGCCGCCGGAGCCACCAGCCTTGCGGGCCGCACCCTTGCCGGTGCCAGCACCGCCGCCGGATCCCTCGCCCCCGCCCGAACCAGCGGCCTTGCGCTTCCGCGCGGTGGTGGCCCGCTTCGGCCCGAACATCTCGGGCATGTCCTTCTTGAGGGCGTCCACCTGGTCGGTGACGTCGATGGTGCCGTCCTCGTCGTCGATGTCGACCTCACCGACGTCGATCATCCGGACCAGGCGGTCCACCAGGGCGGGACGGGCACCGGCCGCCATGAGCTCGGCACGGGCGGCCATGCGGATGACGGTGGGCTTGAACGCTTCCTTGCCCTCGTCGCGCGCCTTCTCGATGAGCTCGTTGATGCGGCGCGTCGCGGCCTCGGAGTCGACCTCCTTGCCGGCAGTCTTCTTGAGCTCGTCGAACTGCTCCTGCAGAGTGGCGTACTCGGACTGCAGCTTCGCCTTCTCCGCCTCCGCAGCCGTCAGCCGGGTACCACGGTTCTTGGAGTTCTTGAGCTTCTTGAGGTACGCGGCACGCAGACGCTTGACTTCGGCGGCGAGTTCCTCGGGCGTCTTGCCCTTGTCCTCGTCATCGTCGTCATCGTCGTCGTCCTCGTCCTCATTGCCCTTGTCGTCCTCCTCGTCCTCTTCACCCTCGTCGTCGTCCTCGTCGCCACCATCGGCGTAGAACACGGGCGAGAAGGGATCCGTGGCGTAGGGGTGAGCCCACCCAGGCTCGTATCCGTCCACACCGGATGCGGTCAGGAGGTCCGTTCCCACGGACATCGCGGCCTGCATTCCAGGACGGAGAAGGTGCTTCATCATGTGCAGTAGTCCTTAGGGATTCGTGGTCGGAACACTCCGACCTCTTGCGAACTCGCCATTCTTCAAATCACGACGAGCTCGTTCGAGCACGGTCTTGGGGAGATCGGGGCTGCCCGAAAGCAGCTTCTTCAACGCTCGGATCCTCGCTGCATTGGATTCGGAAGGGAGTGAGAATCCTCTTGCGATGGACCTTTGCGCTTCTCGGCTGACCGCTTCCGGCAAGCTTACCTCGCCTTCACGAGCCCACGCTGGATCCCACGGAACGGGCCTGCATCGGCAATGTGGATGGAGAGGCGGACGAACTCCCTTGCCCCTTCCCTTGGGCTGCGGATCGTTCTGCTTGGGATCCCACGAGAGGCCCTCTTGCCAGCCTTCTCCAACGGGCACGATCTTGCCGGCATAGGCGAGGCAGTTCACGCACGCGTCGCGCTCGGACACCCACACCTCGTACTTCGCCTTGTTGGCGACCGAGGTTGCCTGCATCGTCTTGGTGACGTTGGCGTTCACCGACGTCGTGATCGTGGACTTGGCGCGCGATACGACATTGCGAGCCTGACGCAGCCCCGACAGCACGCCACGCAGACCGAGACGCTCGATAACCGGCTTGCGCAGGATCCTCTTGAAGATCCCTTTGCCTTCCTTGACTGCCGCCTTCACGGCCGCGCGCTCTTCGGCCAGGGACACCGCAGGCGTCGCTACCTTGGCAGCTGCGCGCTTCCCGGTGGCGGCCTCAACGAAGTCCTTACCCTGCGCCTGTGCTGCCGTTACGGCTGAGCCTACGGCTTCCGAGAGGGCCGAGATGACCGAACCCTCCAGCCCCTTGAGCGCGCCGTTGCTCGCGGACAGCGCCTTCCGGAGGATGTCGTCGAGCGGCGCACCCTCGCCGTCAGCCGACATCGTGCCGAACGCCTTGATCCAGTTGGACGTGGCCGACCCGATGGCATCGTCGATGGCAGCGAAGCGCTTCTCTGTAGCCGCCTTGATCGCCTTGTCCTCGATGCCGGCAATCACGTCGATCTGCTTCTGCTGCACAAGAGCCAGCAGCTCTTCAGCGTTGATCGGGTCGGCCATCGGTCATCCCTCCTTGGCCTTCTCCAGGTCCATCCTGTTGGCATATGCGCTCCTGTTCACCAGGAGCGCACTCCTCATCGTCCTTGCAGCCATCAGCGTGTCCCGATCCCTCCCGGTGAGCGTCGGGTCGCTCTCATCGATGACGCGGACATTCCTGCCTTTGCGCTTGTATAGATCCTCGATCGCTTCATCGAGAAGGTCAGCCATGTCACACCTCTCAGTTGGCCGGGTCGAGCCCGAAGTGCATCGCCAGCCGACCCAGGATGTCGTCCTTGAGCTTGAGGCCGGTCAGGTCGACGCTCTCGTTGTCGGCCAGCTCCTGGAGCCGCGCCACCGTCAGACCGCGCAGGTCCTCCATGGTCGGCTCTCCGCCGGGAGCAACCTCGGTGATCGGGGTGCGCTGGTCTTCCTCGAACTCCTCGTACGCGGCGAGCGCGAGAGCGTCGTTGAGCTCGACCTCTTCGGTGATCGGCAGGACGTAGTGGTCCCCGGTCGCGAAGACGAGATCGCTGTTGCGCAGCGCATCCTTCTCCTCGCGGGTGAACTGGTTCTTGTGCGCGATGACGGCGACGTTGCCGCGCTCGTGCATCAAGCTCTCGGCGTTCATGGACTTCAGCCTTCCTCGTCGGTGTTGCTCTCGCGGAGTCCAGCGATGTCGCTGAACAGCTCGGAGATCAGTTCGTTGGCCTGGGACAGGTCGATGCCCAGAGCCGCAGCGGTGCCGATCTTCTGGACCGCGTCACCCATGGTGTTGAGCAGGGTCACACGGCGCAGCAGCTCGGTGTCGTTGGGCTGCCCCGTGAGCCACGTCTGGACCGTGGTCTCGTCGTAGCCCGCTTCCGCGAACGCGATGGCAGGCGGGATGCCCAGGTCGATCTTCTTCTGGACGAGCTCCAGCTTCTCGGTCTCCGGCACGTACTCGATCGGCTTCCACTTGATCGAGATCGAGAGGTCGTCAGGAGCGTCGAACGCGATGTCCACAGCCATCATGAGCATCTCGTCGAACTGGGAGTCCAGAAGCTTCTGCTGCCACTCCGCCTTGGTGTTCAGGCGCGCGTCACGCTGACGGACGGCCTCACCCGAAGGCGTACCTCCGCCCACGTTGTCTGCAGTGAAGTAGTAAACCGGCGTGTTCGTGGCGGCAGCCATGAGCTGCACAGCCTTGTCCAACGGCTTCAGGTACTGCTCGACGTCCGCACTGGCGAACTGCCCCACGGAGTCGAAGCCCGACATGTCCCAGATACGCCCCGGTCCGGAGACCAGCTTGCTGACGATGTTCTCGTCCTTGTCCGGGATGGTCTCATCCGTGCCCGACCAGTCGATGTCGTCGCCGCCGGAAGATGCAGAGCGCGTCTTGGCCAGAGCGTACCGCTGCGGGAACGCGTTGAAGTCCGAGCCCGACACCTCGTTCACGAGGAACTTGGTGATCTGGTTCTGCGGACCGTATGCGTTCTTGTGCAGCGGGCAGCCGTAGGGCAGGTCGTTCCGCAGGTGGATGAACGGGATACCACCCGTGTAGTTCTCGACGTCCTCCACGTACTCGAAGTCGTCGATCCCGCACTTGTTCAGCGGCGTCTCGTACAGCTCGATGGTGCCGTCTTCGAGGTACAGCCAGGCCCGCTCCTGCTTGCCCTTGCCGGTCTTGAGCCGCTTGACGGCGTGCGTCTTCCTCGACGGGTTCATGTCGTCGTAGAACACGCGGACCTTCATGGGCGACTGGTAGCACGCCACGATGCCCGTGAGCTCCTGCTGCGCCCCGTCCTCGTCCTCGCCGCCCGTCGCGGTCTCGTCGACTGCACCCTCTGCGTCGTCGTACTCGGGCCACATGAAGATGTAGGCGTCGCCGAACTTCTCGGCAGCGAGGATCGCGGTCTTGTGAACGAACTGGAACTGGTTCGCCTTCCAGACCTCGTCCTGCAGGAAGTCCGTGATCTCTTCGTCGTTGGACTGGATGTCGACGATCTCCAGCTTCTCAACAACGGCGTCAACCGGAACCGCGCTGAGCACGGCCTTGTAGTTGACCTCCTTGCGGATCAGCAGGCGCTGCATCACCAGGCTCTGAAAGGGCTCGGCGAACGTGCCCTTGTAGAACTTGTCCGCCTCGACATAGCCGGGGATTGCCCTGTCGAGCTCCTTGAGCGAATCCCGCAGCAGTTGCTTGTGGGCCATGGATAACACCTCCTCAACAAATGTGCACAAGGCATCCCATAAGGAGGAGATGCCCCAGGTCAGGGCTGCTTGCCCCACTCAGGGCCATGCCGCAATGGGCCAATGATACCTTGTCCCTGCGGCATTATGCATAAGCTCCGCTGGAAACCTTTCGGCGCGTTGTCTTGGGAGCGCCCAAGAGCTTCAGCACTGCATTGCCCACAGCGTCCACGATGTCGTCGTGCTTGAGCTTGGGGAAGCCGACCATGTTCTCCTCGGCCTGCGGCAGTCGCTCGGTGTGCATGACGCGCGTCGGGATACGCTGGTAGTAGGCGTGCACCTTACCAGCCCGAACCTCCTTGGGCTCGGAGTTGTTGAACAGCACCACCTTGACGGGCATGTCGTGCATCACGTCTCGCCACAGCTCGCCACCCTGGTTCGCCTCGACAAGGATCACCTTGATCTCCGGGTACATCTCGATGATCTTCAGGATGCGTGCTCGCAGCGCCTTGCCGAGCAACTTGACGCCGACCGCGTACTTGACCTCGCATCGACGCCTGAGGTCCCCCGGCTGATGAGCCGTGGCCCCAACAACGGCCAGCCCCGTGAAGTCGCTCTTCTTGTTGTCTGTGACTGCACCGTCGACAGACAGCACCGTGATGGCGCAAGGCAGCGAGCCGTATGTGAAGTCGTCCCGCGTCCAGTACTGGCCGTCGATCGCGAGCGGGTTGTTCTCGTAGTTCTTGGCGAACGACCGCGTGTGGCGCACCGAGTTGAGCCAGTCCATGGGCCACTTCTCCGGCCAAAGGCTGCGCTCATTGCCCTCGTCGTCGACTGCGATCGGCTTGTAGTGGTGGACCTTGAACTTCTCAGTGGTAATCCACTCCTCGGTCTCCTCGCCTGGCAGTGTCGCCTTGATCAGCTGGTGCGTGATCGAGCCTGGCATGGTGACGGTGCCTGCGAGGATGACGCGGGCTCGGATGTTGAGCGGCAGGATGGCGTCTGTCAGAGTGCCCAGTCGCTGCTCCATCTGGTACAGGGAGTAGCTGGCCTCGTCGGGCTCGAGGTCGTCGAGGATCAAGAGGTCGGGCCTCTTGTCCTCCACCTTCATACCGAGCACGGAGACGTCCGCTCCACCAGCAGCGAACACGAACCCCGACTGCGCCTGGTACAGGTCCTGCGTGTCCGCCACCGTCATGTTGCCGCGCCTCTTCAGCGGCTGGCACAGATCCGGGAAGTCGGACTGGATAAGCGGGTTCGCCTCCAGCTCTCGCTTGAAGCTGGACAGGTGCTTCTTCGCCTGCGGCCCGGAGTCGGCGAACGCGGCCACGAACTTGACGTGCCCGTGTGCAGCCGCCCACATCGGGAGGATCTTGAACAGCCATGTCGACTTGCCGGCATCTCGGGGTGCGATGAAGGCGTCCCGCATCTCGGCAGGGCCGAACTGTGCAGCGGGCTTCTCAGCCCACTCGCGCGCCTTCTCGCATAGGTCCCAGTGGAACTCCGACATCGAGATGACGCCCACCTCGGAGTCGGCACCCTCGGCCAGCTCCTCCATCGGTGCCGGCATCTTGAGCGAGTGCGGCATGTAGGTCAGGGCGAACAGCAGCGGCTCGTCATAGGTGAGATACCGACGCCCTGAGGACTGGCCCAACAGCATGCGCAGCGCCTCGACGGACCCATTGCACATGGCGTCGGCCACGTCCTGGAAGTACTCAGCCAGCGTCGTCGTCATCGTCTGTCCCCAAGCCCAGCTCATTGCGCGCCACCTCAGCGCGCAGGACGGTATGCGTGTAGTCGATCAAGCCCATGACCCTGTGGTACGGCAGTCCGCCACCCATCGGCAGGATCATCATGACGGAACCGGCTGTGTCGCCGTCGTCGTCGATGGTCTGCACTCCACACAGGGTGACGTACTCGGTCAGGACACCTCTGGCCCCACGGAGCCGGAGCACAGCCTCTATGGCGTGCTCCAGATCCGCGTATGCCTTCTTCTGGTCAGGCGTCAGGGGTGGCACTGACGGTCTCCGAAGACGCCATCGCGTCCATCTTGCCGAGCGGAACGCCTGCCATCGTCAGCATCTCATCGATGCGCTCCGGCGAGGACACCTCGGTCTTCAGCGTCTCACGGATCTGCTGTGCCTTGTACAGCCCGGCCTGACGCGCGGTGAACGCCTGCTTGGCCGCCTCCAGACCGGCAGACGGCACCCTCGGCTCCGAGTAGGGCTCGGCCGGTTCGACGGTCCCCGAGTCCGGCGTGCTCTCGACAGGCGGCGTCCAGCCCAGCGACACGAGCCATGCTGCGGTCTTGTCTCCGACCTCCAGTTCGACCTGTGTTGCCACCGTCATGCTCGCTGTCAGTTCAGCCATTGCTGTTCTCCTCGTCCTTCACCTTGTCGAGTCCGCACTGCGCGTGGCGACGACCGTAGCCAATCGTCGTGCCTTCGGCCAGCACCAGAGCGGCAGGCTTGCTGCATGTCGGGCATGCCACCTTGCGCGCGATCAGGATCTCGTCGCCCTCGGGAAGCCTGAAGACCAGTGCGGCCTCGATGCGCTCCCACTCCTGCACATCCCGATCGATCGTGTCCTGCGACATGCCCAACATGTTGATCTCCTCTTGCGTTCGGCATACCGGACAGGCACACCGTCTGTTCCGCTCGCAGTGGTGCGAGTCCATCCAGCAGGTCGAGCAGGTCACCCGACCAGTCATCCTCAGCCGACCCGCTTGCGCTCCCTGCCCTTCCTCGCGGGCCACTTCAGGGTGTACGACGCCTTGCTCGCCTCGATCGCTGCGCCCTGCGTCTCCGCCTGCTTGCGGGTCGGGTACACCATCCCGCTCGGCCCCCATCGGTATCCGCTCTGGACCTTCTGTACCGGCATGCTCACTCACCTCCTGTCGCCTCTCGCTCAATCCTACCCAGCTCGCCCACCAGGTCGTCGAACGACACAGGCCCCATCGCTACACGCTGCGGCACATTGGCGAACGTGGCGTCCCCGCAGAGCACCAACACGCCATCCTTGTCCCGCATCCACACGTACGGCTTCCCGAACAACACACACGTCCTCACAGGTCGATGTCCCGTCCCAGACCACGAGCGATGCTGCCCGACCGGATGCCGCTGATGGGCTTGAGCTCGACATGCCCCTCGGACACCTCGTTGGCCACAGCCTCGCAGAACAGCGCACGAGCGATCATGCGCAGCTTCCAGTCCGCCGGAGCCGTGTGCTCAAGTCCGATGGTCATGCTCATGCTGTGCCCGCCGAACACGAACCGTGCCGAGCTGCACTCGTAGACGCTGTTGCCCTCCGGCGTGTTGAACACCACCGTGGCCGAGCCGGGCAGGCAGTCAACGATCGTCCCGTCGCCAACTCCGCCAATCAGCAATACCTTGTTCATGCTTCAACCTCCAGCAGCTTGAGCAGCTCGTTGAGCATGCTCGTGATCTCTTCGTTGGCGGACAGACGCGACCGCAGCTCAACAGTGAGCCATGCCACACGGGCTTCCGGGTCAAATCGATATCCAGACGCCCACAGCGTCTTAGCCATGTCCCGGTACTTTACGCCGTCCTGATCCTGGCACGAGTGTTCGTCCGTGGCCTCAAGGCCGTCAGCCACATTGCTCACGAACTCGTTGTAGCCAACCACCAGCTTGTCAGGCATCCGTCTTCCTCCGCTCCTTCTGAGCACGCCCACA